CATATATTCAGATAGTTCGACATATGATCAAAATAATCCAGATGGGATAACAGACAAGGGTGAGGAAAGCAGTCCTGCTGGACACTATTCCACACTATTTTTACCTTAGGAGAATGGCATGACTAAACCTACAGAAAAAACCGATTGGGCTACCGATCCTAGTGCTTTAGTAACACCTACTGATAGCTCTAGGTGGGATTTTGGCTGGTCTACACCTGGAAATGATCCAACGGGTATAGGTGAAAAACCTAACTTGAATCAGCAAAACTACTGGCAAAATGCAGTTCACAAATGGTTTGAGTATATACAAAATCCAGGACCACTAGTGCCTACACACACCTCTGTAGCCACTAGTAACAGTACTCTAGCTATTGACACTTGGTTCCCTACACACTACCCAACTTTAAACATTGATGTTGTGGCTGGGCAAGTTTACAATTTTTGGGCGGTGTCCACCCAAGCTTTAGATTGGAACACGTTCAATGCATCTACATTATTTACATCTCAATCTAAATTTATTATTGATGCTGTTATCTCTAGTTGTATTACTCTAGCCAAACTTACGATGGATGAGGTGACTGGACAGGCAGTTGTAGATTCTAGTTTCCACTCTATTCCCCCTAGGTCTGTGAAAGTTACTACTCCTCCTATTGCAGAGAAATCTGATGTTAGCTTATTAAAAAAGTCTAAAGCGTTAGAGTCCTCAAGAACTTGGAACTTTAAGTTATCCTCTCCAGAGTCTACTATTAGATCTATTCTGGTTAGGTCATCAGTGTAAACCAAGTCTAGTACAACTCCCCAATCATCGAAGTAGTTAAACTGTTCTCCGTGAGGTGAGAACTGCCCTTGCTCTCCAGTGTGACTCTTATCTCCTACTACTTTAACATGTCCTACATCTGCCGTTACCACTTTAAACTCCACTAGATAAACTGTAGCAGCTAGTAGAGGTATGTAGTTAAAGTTAAAAGGAGGACTATCATATTCTGTAGTCTCATCAACGTAGTCGAGTAGGTCTGCTGAATCTAGTATGTTTAGAGACTCTGCTATAAGTGTGACTCCTGTTGAATCATATATTGAACACTTAATAGTAATATCCGCGATAGAGTTTTCCCTAGCCAATCCCTTTGTGCGTAGTTCAGCTAAGGTTCCAGCAGTGCCATCTATTGTAAACCTCCAAGCGTTGTCTACAGCTTTCATTCGTGTGTCAGGAATACTAGAGGCTCCATAATTTCCTGTGTAAGATAGTGCAGTAAAGATATCTAGATCTTCTGCCCACTCTAAACCACCTACATATACCACTTGTGGTCCTATTGCAGAAACGTGATATCTAGTCCACGTACCTGTAATGGTGAACGCACTAACAAAAGTTGAGTCAGCAATAAAACCGCCGCCAGCTATATACTGACCTATTGCCTCACACCAAACTATGTTTGTTAAGTTAGTACTGAGGAGTACCGCATCAATAGTTGGTCGTATTATAGTCCAAGATGTTCCATCAGCAGAGTACCCAATCCTTCCACTGTTTCCTACTGCTACAAACATACTCTCGGAGTCAGACCAGATTATGTCCTCCCAAGCATAGCTATCCATTCCAGAACTTAGTTGAGTCCAGGAGGAAATGTTTCCTACAGCAGAGTACATAACTCTATCACCACCAACAGTAGCAACAGCACAATGCCTATTTAGAGAGGGGGAATATGCTACACTAGACCATTCTGAACTGGTCGGTGAAGTTACATTATTCCAACTAGTTCCATTGGTGGAAAATGAAATCCTGTTATTGCCTACTGCTACAAAATTACCTGATGGAAACTGAGAGCTAGTCTCTACCCATATAATACCATGCCAATCGAAACTATTACTTACTATGGTAGTGGAAGTCCAACTAATGCCATCAGCAGATCTGTAACCATTTGGACTACTATGAGTACCTACTGCTACAAATAAACTTAATGCAGGAGACCATGCCATACCTCTAAGATAGACAGCCTGCTGAACAAAAGTAGAAGTCCAATTTATTCCGTCAGTACTTCTGAGAATCTTTCCATCAGTATTATCATTATGGCACGCACAAAATAGTTCTAACTCAGGACTCCAAGAAATGGAACTCCATGAACGAGCAGGAGACACAAAGGGTTGATCTCCAAACCCCCAAGCCTCAGACTCAAGATCTACATTAGCTGTAAGACCATTGTTAACTTCAGCACCATTTATGGGGTTTGGTTGAAAGATAAAAGGAAATTCACCCACCCACTTAGTTAGAAACCCAAAAGCATCTACATTAGGATCACTACTAAAACCAAAGTAACCCTCAGTAGCAGGGACTAGCGTGAATGGTTGAAATCCTACACCTGCCACCTTTGCTGTATTAAGAGAGTCGTAAACTCTAGGGTTAATAGGTAGAACAGGATCTATTAAGGTTACTTTAAACTTAGCTATTGTTAAATCAAAGTACTCATAGACTGAAGCGGAAACAAATCTTTTTACAGAGAGAATTATATCTTTAGCTGTACCATCTGAATTGTTTTCTGCAATCTTACCAAGTATGGATGATAGGTAATCTGCGTCATTTCTACCTAATCTTTCTTCTCCTACTATTTGGCCTATTCTATCTAGGTTTACTCCTACAGCAGTGTCGAGACCTCTTTGATCGAGCATGGACTGCATGATGTCCTCAAGAGATTGGGCATTCAAACTGAAAGATCTAATCAAACCTTCCCAGCCACTTTCAGTTCCACCTGAGTAGGTTTTTGGAGCGTCTTTGTACTGCTGGGGTAGCCTATCTATCGCTTCAGCAATATGTTTGTCATTGTTTACAATTTGCTTAATAGCCATGCTTACCTCTTTGAAATGGTGCCACCCTCAAAAGAAGGTGACACCTTGGCTAGAGAACCCCACTAGCACCACGCTGATATTATGGACCAGTTTTAACAAATGTTACAAGTGTTGAATCTAAAAAGGCCACCTCTTCTGGTCCCACTGGAATATTATCTGATGCGTAAGTTATATCATCGAGAGACATTTCCGTCCTGAGTTGAGTGATACCCTCGGCACCTACGTTAGTAGCTGCACACTCGACCTTGTAGTTTAAAACATCTGTACCAGCTACCAATTCCGTTATGGAGAAATTTTCTATTGCTGCTGCTATTGCTGCATCAGAGTTAACATCGTCATAGTCAGAAGTAATGGTAATGAACACCTTTACGTAAACAGGTAGAGTTGTAATCTCACTGAAATAGACAGTTTGATCATCGCCGTTTTCATCTACAGCAGTACCACTTAAATCTCCATAAGTGTTTATACCTGCACCTTTGGAGTCCCATAAGGTTTGGGAGATTAGGTCTCTCGTTTCCTCATCTCCTGTAGAGGCATTAACTACATCTATAAAGGCAGCTATAGAGTGAGGAGGTTGTAACCCAACAGCGAAATCAGTGTCATTAAGTATGATGCTTGCAGTAGCTATGATATCTAATAGCTGAAGAGCTCCTCTAATACCAGCTTCAGTAGCAGTACCAACTTTACCTAATTCTGTGTTGCGTCTTACCTTCAATGCAGCGTCAGTCTCTTCAAGTGTTCCAATTTCAGCAGCAGCATCGTTATTGACTGCCCCTACGTTAGCTGGTGCAGAGACTAAGACAATAATAGAATCCTGAACTGCACCTATGGGACCATAATCTACTGGTGCTGCTGCTGCAGTCGCAGTAAGTGTCGTGTCGAGAATTGTAGTGTCTGCCAGAGTTGTCCAGAGAACTGAACTACCAGTAGCGTTGGCTTGAGTTCCAGCAGGTACTACTACATCACCATCATTGATATCGTTAGACCTAGTGAACTCTAACACTACAGTAGACTTAGTAGCAGACTCTCTTACTACTCCATTAAAGGCAGCAGTCTCATCTAGGTAAACTCCAAAGGAAGTCTCAGGGAATGAGGCATTGTAAACCGCTTCCAATTTCTCCCAAAGAAATAAATATCTCTCTGACATTATGCCAATGAGTATACCAAAGGGAGAAGTTTCAGCTAGGTTAATACCATCGCCAAATACAGCCTTTAGCTCATCTTGCATCTCTTCTTTTATGTCTGCTAGTCTGTCAATTACTAGCCCGTCACCATCGAAGGTAGCCATGTTAAACCTCTGCCAAATTAAAGTTAAGCACACCATCAGATGTACGTGCAGTGAAAATTATATTTATAGATCTAGTAGCTGCATCCGATACCAGATCAAATTTGGTAATATCTAAAACGCCAGGGACTAGAGAAATACGGTCCAAATAGATATTCTCAATTTCAGAGATAGAGGTAGCCTTTTGAAATATAGTTTGAAAGAAAGGCAAACCAATGTCAAAGTCTAAAAACCAATCTCCTTGAGAGGATCTTAGAACTTGTCCTACTAGCTGGCGAATCTCTTCTATACCAGTCACCAGAGGCAAGTCCCCATCGACTACATAAATATCATTACCGCTACTTAATCCAATATTCATGACTTCTCTCCAAAGATAAAATCACTGTTCTCATCAGGTAAAGCTGATCTGACATTACTCAAGGCTGTCTCCACTGGAACGGTAACAATACTTGATACGATAGTTCCAGATCCCGTCCCTATATTTTGACCTAAAGTAATTAGACCAACCAAGTCCTCGATAGCTGTTATCAAGTCCTCTAAATTTGTTTGTAGAACATTACCTAGTACCATAGGCTCATCAGATGCTCCACTCTTACCTAGCATGATTGTATCACCTCTGATATCAGTGCCATCTGCAGGAGGAGGATCTATCTTACCCGATGTAGGAAACAAACCGGGAATAGCTATAGCATCGGTGATGTCATGTACTCTGAAGTCCGTTAACTCAACTACTCCACCATTGTCTACCCAATCATCCAATGACCTTTGAGAAAACACTAGTAGTACCGAGTCGCCTGAGGATATTGGAAAACTCATCCCACTAGTTCCAGACCTAGGAAATACTACTGGAACGTCTTCAATATCTGCCCTAGCACTTACTTCACCACCTACTGTAGTCCTTTTCATAGCAGGTGTGACAGTACAAGTCTGTGTAGCACTGTCATATGACTTCACTACACCAGGTAGACAGGTATTTGATTCCATCAAGGCTGCATCGATGTAGTCTTGAATCACATCCTCTGTGTCAGGAGTGGAGTAGTCTAATTGTGGTAGTTCTGGCATCTCTTCACCTAAGCCGTTATTACTAGTTGAATATCAGTACGGACCATTTCTATAGTCATAGTCCAGGCACCAGAGTAACTATCTCCAGCAGAGTCTACTCTTTGAATTATGTATGTACCATCTAAACCAGCCTTACCTTTACTCCTAAGATTAATATATGAGTTAGGTCTTATGTCAGGATTTATCAGAGTGTCTATGATTACAAGATTCCCTTTTGTCCTAGGTTCTCCCAGTAAGCCTGAATTATAATCTACTGCAATAATGAACCTTGGATCTAGACCATATTTGTTAGTCCGTATTATATAACCC